ATACTTAAAGTTTTTGTCGGAACCTATTTTAATGCAACAAAGTTCCGAAATAGTTCCAACCAGTTCCGTGGTAGAGGGTAATACTAAACCTCTACCCGCTCCTAAGAAACAAGTAGCCCCAGCAATAAATTGGTGTTTTACTTTGAACAACTATACAGAAGAACATTGTGAAAAGATCCAAAGTTCCATAAAAGAGTATTGCAAAAGTGGATTTTACAATAAAGAGGTTGGCGCCTGCGGCACACCCCACTTGCAAGGGTATATTGAGTTCAAAACAAAAAGCCGCCCAGTTAATGTTTTTGGCATAAAGCAAATACATTGGGCCAAAGCCAGGGGCAACAAAGATGAAAATTTTACATACTGTTCGAAAGATTGTGCTGACGACAAAGAAATGTCTTTTACTCATGGTAAAGTAAGAAAGACAAAGCTAAAAGTCATTAATTCACTTAGACCTTGGCAACAAAGTTGTAAGGATCAGATAGACTTAGAGTATAGTCTTGAAGATGATCGTACAATCAATTGGGTAATTGATAAACAAGGTTGTGCAGGGAAAACAACCTTTTGTAAGTACATGACGACCATTGAAAAACAACTTCTTATAGTTACCGGTGGCGGTTACAAAGATATTGCATGCTGTCTTAAGTTATATATGGACAATCCTGATTTTGATATAAACGACAGAACCGTTGTTTTCTTCAATATACCTCGTGATTCTGACGACCAGGGCATGATATCTTATAAAGCCCTTGAATCACTTAAAGACGGGTTAATGACCAGCACAAAGTATGAGAGCAACACAATGTGTTTCAATTCTCCAGTAGTCTGGGTATTTAGCAATAACGAGCCTGAAATTGAGAAACTCTCACAGGACAGATGGAAAATTTGGAATCTTGAAGATGATCAGTTATGTGAACAGCATCATATTCCAATTAATAGAAAAAATATAAAATGTTTATATTTTAATTAAACAATAGGGAAGGTCTTGACCACCGGGATGAAACATCCCCTGGGTCTGCGACTTCGTGAGCCCTTGCGTCACTTCGTTCGACTCGGCCGGGGGGGGCCGCAGGGCGGGCGGGCCCACCCCCCTTGGCTAACGCCAAGCTTTTCTGACGTTGCTTTCTTAGTTTACACTATTTAAGCATCTTCGTAATGCATATCCGATGTAATTATCGCCATGCATGGTATTTGATCGGATGTATAATTACTATTAACCGATCTCACAGCCTGAAAGACTGCGAACAACCCTCTCGTTGTAGGAGTAGGGTTATTGTCATTAAATTTAACGTTCTTTACAATATAAGGCATTAAATTTACAGAACCTTTAATGGAAATTTTGTAATCATTATTAGCATAATTACCTGCTGAAGGATTACCACCTGATCCACTAAAAGTGGAATAACCAAGTTTATGAATCTTTCTATAAACAACTTTATACCTATCGGTATTTATTGGTGCCGTGCAATCAATTAAAGAGTTTTGCAAAGGGGTTGCGCTACCGCCCAACTGAAGAAAATCACTACCCATGGTAGGGAGATTTACAGGATTAGATTTATCATAGAAAATCCAAAGGATCACCTCCGTAGGTGATGGTTGTGAATTAGTCACAGGATTATATGGTGTAGGACATAATACATATTTAAAATTTAATGCTTTAATTTTAATTGTGTTCCCAATTCGTGTACCTTGTGTTATACCTTGAACAATGTTCATATAACCACTAAAGGGACTAACCGGATTTATCGAAGACTGAAAGTTTACATGAGTCGACGGATAAATCGGTTGATTACTAAAATAAGTACTATAAGTTTTATTTTCGATGTTGCGGGCGACAGCCCGTTTCACGATGCTCTTGACTGTTGCAAGACCAACTTTAGGTCGTCTTTTAGACTTGACCACCTTTTTCTTGTATACCTTCTTCTTATACATAGCCATCTAAAAGAAGCCAAGAAAATAAAAACTTATACTTAAAGTTTTTGTCGGAACCTATTTTAATGCAACAAAGTTCCGAAATAGTTCCAACCAGTTCCGTGGTAGAGGGTAATACTAAACCTCTACCCGCTCCTAAGAAACAAGTAGCCCCA